AAGTTCTTCTCCAAATTACTTTGAGAATGAATACAAATTATGTCTGCTTTCTTATGTGCTGAAATAATCTTCTTCAATTCAAATCTACTTTCACCCTTTAGATTTTCTAAGGCGAGTTTTTCATATTCTGCGAACTCCGTTTCTTTATCCTTAGCGCATGAAGGGATACCATAGATCGTTTTAATCTTTTTCTTCTCATCTTTAGATAAGAGCATGAAAGCATTTTCACCCTTCATGACACCAACATCAAAGATGATAAGATCGTCTTTCTTTTGTCTGGATACATATGGCGATATACCATGAGCCACCAAATTACTTGGTGGCCATGTTCCCATTTGTTTTGATTGTTCGATTGTAAATAGATCAGGATTCATTGTAAGCATAATTTATTCCTTAATTTGTGACATAAACTATTGTGTTAGAATCTCCATACATAGATTCTACTTTTGACTTGAGAGATGGTACACGATCCCATTGATGAACTACTGAATACTTCTTGCCGTCAGGATTTACAACAAATCCATCATCTTGAACCTTTGGTTGCACATCTTCAAAGTTCATAACATATTCTTTCATAGCTACTTGATCTTCACAAGCATATTTACCAAGATCGCCTGATCCTGCTTTAACGGCATCAAGTGCTGTACCAAGATTGACCGCCCAGTCATTAGAGCATTCAGAGAAATAAACATCTTTACGAATAGTTGGTATATTAAGAATGAAATTATAAACAGCTTGGTCAACAATCTGAATTGGTCTACCAAGAGACATTTGAAAGATAGTGAGCATCATACTCTTAACATGCATCATCGTACCGGCAATGACACCAACATTATAGATATAATTATCTTTTAATTTGTTATGGAAATATCCACCAAACGATTGAAAAAGATTACTATTGCCCCAAGGCTCATTCTTATACCGCATACCTTCAGACGACGCCACAAGTTCATGCATAGTTAAGTTTTGCTCTAGCCATTCACTTGGATTCGTTTGAAAGATAACATCTCTGGTATCTGTCACAATCACATGATTATATGATGTTTCAGACTTTTCCAAATAATCCCAGATATAAAAGAATCGTTCTACATGTGGAGGAAGACCAGACTTCGCTTCAACATCACCAGCTTCATTCTTATTTCCATAAAGAGATAATTTTACACCAACTGATGTCAGCTTGTCAATAGTTTCTTTTTTCATGTTAGTTCCGACAAGAACAACATCGCCCTTAAAACCAGTCTTCTTAATTGAATTGATCCAATATTGCAAATCATTCCACGAATAGTTAGTGGCACCACCAATAATCAAATCCATATTATACACCTTTCAAAATAAAATAGTCGTCCCATCTGGAGAATACTGTGAATTTTCTCTCATAGTTATACTTAGCAAGCAAATTATAAATCTGTGTTCTCAATTCAACATCATTGTTATGTTCAACTGTAATACACTTGATAACATGTTCGGTTGAATGTTGGCTAAAATAACTTTCGAGAATTGAATATTCACTACCTTCAGTATCAATTGACAAATAATCAATTTCTCTTGGTGCAGCAGACAACAGATCACCTAATGATATTGTATTGACTGTAAATGTATCACCATTCATACGAATATGGCTATGTTCATCGTTCTCACCAAATCCCTTGATTGTTGAAAGAGTTGGATCAGGAGCATTTATGAACTCAAGTGTATTACCCGTTTCAGTATATACACAATCAGTTACTATTGTTGCTGATCGATTGCTTATTAAATCTTGATGCCATACCGGATTGGGTTCAGCAAGAATGCCTTTCCATCCATAATACTTTTCAAGAATAAATGTATTGCTACCATCTATACCATTCGTAGCACCAAACTCAACAAAAAATCCATCTCTCTTGAACTTATTTTCATATAGTGCCCAAATATCTTGAAAGTTTTGTGATCTGGTATAATCTAATGCTGTAAGACAATGACCAAAAAACTTTATCTCTTCATCTTGTGCATATTGATTTTTAAAACCATATAGGAGATGTTCAAGGCTCACTGTAGCCATGGATACTTACCTCCATGAATATTCTTCACCATTTCATTACCTTTCTTAAAGAAATCCATATCACCACCATATGCTTTTTCCATATCTGGCAGATTGTAATTTAAAGTATGTAGCCCAGTTGTATCATATGGTGTAGCAGTACTATCTTTGATGATTGTAAAAAATCTTCTATCACCACCCCATCCCCAATGCCACAAATGACATACATGTGAAATGAAATCTCTCTTGAAGCAATAGGAAGATGTATCAACAAGATGTTGTGGCTTATCTGGCCATGTGAACCAAATAGGATAACGACCTATACTTTCACAACAATCATCAGCCAAATATTGATTATTCACATACACTTTTCTGAGTGAATGAGCCCAAGATAAATTCTTTTCTTCAATGAGATTAACAAGACTCTTCACATGATCCTTATCCCACCAGTTATCTTCATCTAAGAATAGCACATAATCTTCATTCACCATATGAGGATATGCAGCATATATCCTATGCCCATAAAGCCCATTTGCACCGGTGTTAGTTGGCGTTGATGTGACTCGAATATGTTCATTAGATTCTACTCCAGAATATGCTAAGAATGTTACCTTATCATAAAATTCTGGACCATCAGCAACGATAAGATGCTTGATATTTTTGTAGGTCTGATCTCTCACACTATCTACTGCTTTTTTGAGAGATTCACGACCTACAGATGGAGTAATAACAACAACAGGCTTTTCAATCAAAAGTTTCATTACAAAGTCCTTTTATTAAGCTAATCTGGCAAATTGAAAATGCATCCAGTCATAATCTCTTTCGATACCCAATGAAATGGCACCTTCATCATATACAAACTGCCAGAACTTATCATATACAGGTTTACTTAGTGTTGCTTCTTTACGGTTCATGTTTAATTGATTACGATCAGGATCGATATCAACAGCAATACCCCATGAATGCATAGACCATGATGAACCACCACGCATTTGTCTAACATTTAGACAACCACCAAAGTAATGTAGACGAAGGTCAACAATCTTTTCATAACCATAATGTTCTAGTGTACGATTCCAAATTCTCTCCATTGGTTCTTTGACCAATCGATGACAGCTATATTGTTTTACCTTTACATTTGTATCCCACGCAAGAACCATTGTGAATGGAACCTGACACATAACTTGATTCTTACCAACATTACCATAATAACTCATACAATCGGATTGTTTAGGCCATGTAGGTTTGATAAGTCTAGAAGATGGAATCTTTACTGTAACAGTAGGTTCTTTGACAACTTCAGGGAATACTTTGGTCCAATCACCAGTAGACGCTTTAGCGAATTGTTTTCTTGCATCATCTGGTCTATCTTTAAGACCAAACCATTGACCTTGTGTTGCTCGTCTCATGGCTTCAAATGCTGATGTTGTGCCAGACTTCACAGCTTCATATTGTGATGGATACTTTCTCTTAAGATATTCATGCATAGCAATAGTTTGTTGTTCTATTGTAGATGTGCCATCTTTACCGCCGCCATTAAGATGATAAGCAATCTTGGCATCTACACCACGACGAATAGCATCTCTCACATCCAATGCATTTGTTTGATAGTATCCATAATCTGCACCATCAGATCCATATTCTCTGACATTGGCATTATTGCTTGCTTGATTATATGCTTCTGAGTATGCCTCTTTTTTGGAAAATCCAGTTTCTGTTTCACCAACACCACGAATGAATGCAAGTTGATTGATATCAATATCAGCTAGAGAGCTTGCGAATGTGACAGGATATACTTTATCGGTTACATCTTTAAATGTTGTAACGAGTTGTGCTTCATACACATCACGAGCATGTAATGTCTGTGGTCCAACTAGACCATCGATTTTACCAATTCCAATCCCTTTGCTTTGATATAACAGTTGTTCACCAGCCACATTAATTCTAATATTGCTCCAGCCTGTGCTATCAATTTTGTTTTTTGCTAAAAGAGCTTTGATTGAAACAATCGACTGTGCACCTAAGTTACCATCAATTGGACCATCATATAGTTTCTTGTCTGTTAAAAGCTTTTGAAGTTCTGATTGGAAATTTATAGAAGGCATATACTATCTCCTCAATAATAATTACATAGTATATATGCGAAAGGCAGGAACTAACCGTTCCTGCCCATGATAGACCTTATTCTTTCAAAAAAGTTTTGGTAGTTTCTTTCACACTTTTAGTTTCGATTGGTTCTGTAATTTCGATCTTCTTAGGTTTCTTATTTTCTGGAATAAAGCGTTCAAGCCAAATCTTAAGCATACCATTAATTAGATCAGCATTCTTAACTTCAACTGTGTCTGCAAGCGTAAACTTGCGAGTAAAAGCACGATCTGCAATACCTTTGAAGATGTAATTTTGTTCTCCATCTGTTGTGATTTGACCTTTGACTGTTAGTACACTATCTTCTAAGACAAGTTCGATGTCTTGCTTACCAAAACCAGCTACAGCAATTTCAATGCTGTATGTGTTTTCGCCAGTCTTTTTAATATTGTATGGTGGATAAGTTGACATTTTAGGAAGAGATTCGGTTAGACTGGTCAGCCTTTTTGCCATATCGTCAAAACCGATTGTGTCTTTTGTCAAACGAGAAAAACCAAATGGATCTAAATTAGTTGTTAGCATGTTCATTACTCCTATGTTTAGCGAGTTTAATTATATGTCTTCCCTTTAGGCGAAGACGATGTTGAGAACGCAATACCTTATCCCAACAGCACTATTTATATCACTTTTTTAGAGATTTGTCAATTTAATAAACTAAAGTATCAGATGATCCTTGTGCTGTCATAGGTGTACAATGTGGCAAATCATCATCTCTACATAAACTATCAGGATATGCATCATCAGGTGTATGTGCTATGATAAGTTTATTTTCAACAAAGACTGTAGTTCCTGTTGGTATCAATCCACCTGCACCATGATCAACTATATCTCCTTGAACGGCCCACAATTTATTATTCACAAAAACAGTGGTCTGACCTACAACAACAGTCTTACCACCGCATGTTCTTAGATCATCTTGTCTGTGTGCTCCGAATGGCATTACTTCTTATATCCACTTGCATCATATTCAGGATTCAAATTAATTCTTGGTGCTTGTTGGACCAGATGTTTACCTGATCCAATATACACATTTTCTTGTGCTTGAAGACTAATATTCTTGGCATCAAGATCAATGTTACCATTACACTTCATATTGATTCCAGTATGACCTTCAATTGTCACAGACTTATCCGCTTCAATCTTGATTGTCACACCATTGTCTGTATGAATAATGGCTGGCGCATCAATGTACATATAATCATATTCTAGTTTCTTGAGCATATCAAACTCCGGTCGATCCCATACCACCAGTCCTGTCTGTCTTGACTGTTGGTTGTTTCTTTGTTTCTTTGATTGTATACTTTACAGATTCTACCAATTCAGCCTGTGCAATTCGTTCGCCAATCCGAATGGTGCGCCCAACTGACGATCTGTTATACAAAAGAACGAATACTTCATCAACATAATCAGAATCAATAACAGCCTCTGAATTAGCCAATATCAATCCTTCTTTAAGTGATAACCCAGACCTTGCATGGATTCTAAGTGAGAATCCTACTGGAATATCAAAAATGAGACCAGTTGGCACCAATACTCTTTCAGATGAATTTATAAAGATTTCACCCTTTGGTGTTGGTCGAGTAAACATCTTATTAGTGTCGTTATAACCTTTGTATTCCTGCTTGCCATGACCTTGAAACGAAAGATCAAAGCAAGCAGATTGTTTAGTTGCAAATGTTGGTAGAATTACATCTGGATGTGTCTTATAGATTTTCAATGTTGTCATAATATAGACTCCGTTTATTTACTTTTTTGTAGTATCTTTCTTGGGTGTGAACACTGGCTGACCATCTTTCCATTCGACATCAGCAGTATTCTTTGGTAGTTGAATATTCTTTAGGTCAATTTTAGGCATAGCATTCTTCACAGCCGATACGGCTGCGGACAATTTAGTCTTGAACGCTTCAAACATTTTAGTTCTCCTTTAAGTTAAGTAAGTTCCATCCAATTTATAGCACCGATACAAGTATCATTTGAACCAGCACCAGCAACAGCAAGAGTGAATGTCGAATTTGTATTGGCAAAAGAATTTCTATTCAATTGAAGTCTAAAAAGATCGTCGTATAAAGACAGTCCTGCTGAGCTTTGTTGAGCAACATACAAATATCCTTGATCCAACTCGGTACCACCCACTATACTGTTTGCTGTTATATTATATAGAACGGCCGAATCTGTACCAGCAGATACCCATGTACCATTTCCAACATTGGCATTTTCAATTAACTTATATGCAATTCTTGTTCCATTTCCTGTCAATCCAAGAAGTGATATATTTTTAGGTAATACTATAGAATCTGCTCTTTCAGCTTTCAATTTAATACTAACAACAGGATAAAATACACCAGCAGTTGCCATTGTGTATGATGAATTTGGTAAATGACCTGCTGTTCTATTTCTGCCTCTTAGTTCATAACCACCTTCTGACAATACAGTTGTGCATATAACATTCATGCTAGCATTGTTTGCCATCGAATTTATATTTTCGATTTCCATACGAACAGGCAAACATGCTGTTGTCATATAAGCATTGGAAATTAGATTAGCATGATGGAAAGAATGACAATGAATAAATTGACCGTTTATGACAAATCCACATCTTACTGTACCAACACCTAACCATTCAATGTCTGACCAGAATATTTGTGTTTTCAATAAATCTAATGTGAGTTGAGATGGTCCAGTACCATCAAGAGTGTCCATGTTCCATGCAGATTGCGGTACTCGTTCTTCGACAAGTACACCAGAACTAAAGGAACGAATGACAAAATTTACAGTAGAATCATTAAGCTCAAGATATACACCATTTTGAGAACCAAAATATCCGATTCTTTGTCTCAGACCAGTTTGTGCTGGCGCCATACAAAACGTATTGAGAATTTGTAAAGATTTTCCTGGTAGATATGCAAAGACTTTTGATGACTCTCTATACACATATGAATTTGCTGAATTTGTTATGTTTAGAGATACTGTTGATGCGTTTGTGTCATATGTTACTGTGCTACCGACAGCAGAATTTGCATTATTAAATTTGCCATTATCTTGATATCTATTAAAAGAATCAAATAATGTTAAAGGCTGTGACACTCTAGCTCTACCAAAAGCATCTACAGAAGTGCCAGATGGATTTGCTGGACCAACTAGATTTCCATATTGATCTGCAAGCATTACCACTTCAAATAGGGTCTTTTCTTGGGGAAGATATTGATGCGTATCTTTTCTATATTGTGCCATTAGACTTCTCTACTTTTCTTGCCTATTGTATATTTAGTCACGAGAGTCCATTCTGGTTTTTCTTTGTGAGAAATAATCTTGATCTGGTTGATGGGCGCCACTGGAGACTTACTTCTTTCTTCATCTACCAGATCAAGTAGTTCCCATTCATGTAATAGGTTGGCAATTGTGTTCCGTCTTGCTTTATCATCTTCTGAAAAATCAGACCTTTTACCATCTAACAAAAACATTTCTTTGAAATGGACGATATAATATTTACCTTGTTTATGTAAAATATGACAAGATTGATATAAAGTTTTGTCTTTCCTAGAAGCCACACCAATACGAGACAGAGTTTCCCTTACCTTTAAGAAATCGTCTTTTTCATCCAGTGTCACCTCTATCAATTCGCTTAGATTTACCATTTGTTCCACCTTTATCTAATTTTTCTTTTATGACAGAAATCTGTTCATCAGAAAGAATAGATAAGGCTTCTTTTGCTTTCTCGTCAGAATATTTGTAATATTCTTTGACAGCATTAAGATTTTCTATCGTCTCTTTCTTTAGCCATTTCTGATATGGTCTTCTATAGGACCTGACAGTATTTAGATAATAGTCATATTGTAACTTTTTGTCGATTCCTGAACACATGTTCATCTGATTAGCATACATAATGCAATCATAATGGAACGACAAAGCACGATTGACAACGAAGGGTACATAGTCTCCCTCGTTGTCAAGCACATTCTTCTTTGTTTGAAGAATAGACGGTATGATGTCTTTGAATAGATCAGACATTTTTAGTTTCTTTAACCTTTTCTTTTAGTCTTCTTTTCTTTATATATTTTGTCGCCGACCACAAGCTAATTTCTTTTTTATTAAATAAATCATGTATATCTTTATGACACAATCTACAAACAGGCACAAGATCAATATTAATTCTTTCTCTGCCCAATCTTTTGTATGTTCTATGATGTAAATCTAAAGGTATATCACCTTTTTGACAACAATAGCAATTCCATTTGCCTTGTCCTAAAAAATGTTTATACATATTTGATGAATAGAAGATTCTTCTTTTAATTTGCCACGATTCTGATCTAATATAATCGTAGTATTTTATTTTTTCTTTTCTATTCATTTCATCTCACAATCTACCATGATTTCAGTTAGGCAAGCCACAAGATTAATCTCTTGGTCAGGAACAAATGCCGACTGATACTGATACTTGGCTAAAATAACAACAGCTTGTGGTATGCTTTCAGGTTTCATATACTCATAAAGACCATCATATATCTTTCGATACACTCTAGCAGGATCATCAGCATTTGATACAACCCACCTACGCATCTCAGAGAAATTCTTTTCCTTGAGATACTTTACCAAGTCGTTAATGTTCCTGATGTCCGTTACCTGAGCAATGACACCAGCATCTATTGTACCAGATGCCGAATATCTTTGCAACTCATTTAGTGTGCGGCGATAATCAGGAAAATACTTCTCGACAATCTTAATGATTACTTGCTTGTCATATTGTACCTTTTCAGCATTAAGAATGGTCAATAGCTTAGTAAAGAATTGTGCAGCCATTCTTGGCTTTTCATCAGGCTTCAATGTGAAGTCAATGACCGAACACCTTGAATGGATAGCTTCAATCAACTTAGACTTGAAATTACAGGTAAAAATAAATGTGCAATTAGACGAAAACTCTTCAATAGCTCCACGCAAGGCAGCTTGTGCTTCTGGTGTGATATAATCAGCCTCATCTAAGATGATAACCTTCTTATCACCAGAAAAGGAAACAGTAGATGCATATCCTTTGATCTTAGTCCTAAGTGTATCAATACCACGCTCTTCAGATGAATTGATGAATATGTAATCTAGCCCTATCTCTTCACACATAGCAATGGCAGCCGTGGTTTTACCCACGCCTGCCGTACCTGTTAACATAAGATTAGGAATTGCTTTGTTGTTTACATACTCTCGAAAAACTTTCTTGATACGATCTGGTAGAACACAGTCAACGATTTTCTTTGGACGATACTTCTCGACCCAGAGAAATTCTTTAGACATTCGGATTGCCTCCGTTGATTACCATACGATAAAATTCTTCAAAAGTATTATGTTCTTCCATTTCTGCATTGAAGTTAGCCTTATGATGAGTCTTAGCCATCCTCTTGATCAACTTCTTATCAAGACCTAACTTTTCAGCAATATTTGTAATTGCTTCCTTTTGAAGTTCTCTTTCTGCTGCAATGCGGGTCATGGAGTCATCTAGTTCCTTGATAACACCCTTGAGTTGTTCCTTGTCCGATGGGGACAAAGAATTCACTGAAACAAATGGCTTGTTATGACCAATAGGTGCTGCTGACATTATTGTGCCTCCACGACGATAAAATACTTAAGCTTCTTTGTCTTAGAGGTAAATGTAGCAAACTTACCCAACTTTACTTGAACATGATAATCATCAGGAATCATCTTGATGTTCTCGGTCTTAAATGTGGCTACCATATCGCCACCATCATGCTTACTGATACCAATAGAGGCATAGTCTGACATATCATTCTTCTTATCATGCACAATCAGACTCAATTCGCCATTCTTAACAATGAACGAAAGATTTGGCAAATTATTCATAGAGGCTAACTTGAGTAATCGACTAACAATAGATTGTGACAAGTCAAACGAAACTTCTGGATCAGAAAGAACCAGATCCTTGTTGGGTGGAGAAATAATCAATTCAGGGCTACATGCACTATACTTGACAGTCATCGTGTCATCTTTCATCATCACCAACTTATCGGTGAAATTCATATCTGGGCTATTAAGCGTAAGAGTATTACCCAGGAACTGATTAAGATCATAGATGCCGAATTGACAAGGGAAAGAGTCTTCAAGTGTGGCTTCTACCAATACACTCTTTTCTGGTGACATAGTTCGTTGTGTATTGCCAGTTTGAATAACAACACCAGAATTAATGGAAGCAAAGTTCTTCAATACCGTCAGAGTTTGTTCTGATAGCTTCATTACAAATGATCCTTTCGTTTTTAAGTTATGCAGATTTTTGTATCATAACAGGTCCACGAAAAATGTCAAGCATATGTTTTGATATTGCTTCTAATTGGACCTTTGAACCGTCATTATTAATAACATAGTCAAAACTTGTACCAATCCATGCCCATTCTGAAACATGGACATTAGGATACTTTTGATACATCTCATACTTACTATTCATATTATGGTCGTATGCCGTCTTGAACCAGACAGGATCATTACCTCGCATAACACGAACAATAAACCCTCCTGATTCTCGAATATATTGGACTTCATTAGGAAACCTAACATCTGTAATAACAACATCTTTGATGCCTTCAATGCGCTTGGCTAGAGCATGTACCCAGAAGTTATCATTGATGTTAGATCGAACAATTTCGGTGCCCATCCTTTGAAGAATGATACGAGGAGTAATTTCTTCACCTAAACGAGCACTCCAGAAAGAATCGACCTTTTCTCGAAACTCTCTGGATTCATTCG